AAACGAAGCATCGTTATTCGCATTCGCATACGACACACCGCCATTCGCGCTCGCATTGCTGTACCCGCGATAGACCACACGGACCGTAGCGGTGCTTATCCAGTACATGTCGGTATAGTAAGTAGAAGATGATCCGTTCAGATTACCTACCGGAATCATGTCCATATACTTGCCGTGCGCCACGCCTGTAATCCACTGACCGCTGTCCTTCTTGCCCTGTACCATACGGATACTGCCGTCAGGCATCCAGATGCGCCATTTGCCCACGTTACCGCTGTCGTTCGGCAGATCCACGCCGTCCATCATGTCATACTTGTTGCCGTAGATGTCCTCATAGCCCAGGCAGCAGATATTGTTCACCTGCACCACAGTCGCCTGTCCGTATTCGTCCCGACTCTTATACCAGGCATACTGGTGCACCAGGCCGTCAATCAGCGAATTCGTGATTTTGTTGTTAATGACATACGCTTCATCGTAGCCGATGGTGTCTGTCATCCCGTGTTCGGCCGTTCCGCCTGTTGTGCGGTTATTGTTATGCTGACCGGCACCGCATTGTTCCTGCATGTCCCTGCGCCCGTACTTTGCATAGCTCAGGTTCGCGATGCGGCTGTGCATCAGCGCATCTATCTGCTGCATACCCCGCTGCTGGCTGTAGTAGTGGAAGTCCGTCCAGGTCATACTTGCCGTGGTCGAAGCTCCGGTGATGCAGGCACGCAGTTTACTGCCCACCACCGAACTGCCCACAACGGCACACAGATGCTCCTCATTGGCCACCCAATCCGGTTCCATGTCCTCTATCTTGTCGCTGTGGCTCAGTACCACGCAGTCAAACTCTGCCGTGTTCAGAATGGAGAAATGCAGGGCTGTAGCACGTTCCGGAACGTCTGCTATCAGATACATGCCGGCTTCAAATTTCAAGCCGATGGTCGGCACCACAATACTCTTCAGGATGTTTCCCTCCGCATCAGCAAACACACTGCCGATAAGCCCCGTGCCGGGAACACTCGGGAAGCGCACGCGCCTGTAGCCGGATACATCCACCTTACATACCGAATAGGCCTTGTCAGTCGTATAGGATTCCATCAGTGTAGGCTTTCCGCTCATAATCTTGCGTTCACCCAGCCAGCCGCCCTGTGTCTCCTTGATGGCATCCAGTGTCAGTACCGTCGCGTCCGGAACCGGGGG